TGCCCTTGCGGTTGTAGAGGTATTCGCCCCGGTGGGTGATCTGGTAATCCCGGAACAACTCGTAGTTCTCAGGGTTCAGGTCGATCTGGAGGGTGTCATCCGGGATGCGAATCTTCCCAATGTCATCTGGGGTCAGCTTCATCTCCTCTCGGTTGAAGTTCCAACCCCGAAGCAGGGTGTTCTTCTTCTCAGACCGAAGGATGTGCTTGGCAAGCTCGACATCAGGACTGATGGCACCGCTCAAGCTGGAGACCGGAGACTGCCCAACCACGGACAGCATCGTGTTTACTGCTTCCAGTTCCGACAACATTACTGGCCTCCTGCGTAGGGGTCCGTCACCTGAGGAGCATCGAAGGTCACGTTGTAAACGTCAGACTCGATGTCCCAGAAGGTATCCTTGTTCTCTGTGGTTACTCTGACACCGCCGACCGTCATGTTGCGGATGGTGATGTTGTTGGCTGTGTTGTCCGCATCATGGCTAGCCAGATACGACTTGCGGCTTGGGGTTCCCTCAATCCAGATGTTGTCAAAGACCCAGAACCCCGTGTCTCCGTGCTGGTCGTTGATGGATTCCACTTGGGCACTGTAGGGGTGTACAAGGTTCCCCAAGACAATGGGGCGACCCTCGGTATCTGGGTCCCAAATGCGGATGTCCTTGATGAGAACATGGCGCTGGCCAAAGGAAGATTCATCCGGTTCTCCGGGCGTCTCACCATCGCGGGTATCCGCAAGAGCCTTGATGATCGAGCGGGAACCCAAGGAAGGCTGGACGCCACCACCACCGACAAGTTGCTCTTGACCGGAGTCTCCCGTTTGCAACCACAAGATGTCAATGTCCTCTACGGTCACACTGTATTCATCGGTAATCCAATTCTCGTAGAGGTTGGCTCCGAAGTGAATACTGGAGTTGCCAGTCTGAATGATGGTGCAACGGGTAGCATATAGGGGACCGTTGGGCCGCAGCATCATCTTGAGGCTGTCATCGCCACCGAAGATGTAGCAGTCCTTGACAATACCAAGCTCGCCGTCAGCCTCGTTGACTGGTTGTGGACCATCAGCATTGTAGTTCCACGGGCTGATCCAAGAGTATTGATCGAACCTGCCGATGCCCCCCTGATTGGTGAACATGGCAGGCTTGAAGAAGGTAGTCCCCGTGATCCGGTTGTTCGTAGATGCCCGATTCCCGTTGGCATCATTCCCCCGACCATCAATAGCAATGTAGGGAACTAGGGCCACAAACTGCCCAGCACTAAGATCGACATCCGCACGACGCTTGTAGTGGCCTGAGAGAATCCCTGGCCCCTCGATCACTACATTCTGAGTGATCCCGCTAGGAGTAGACTGACCGGCATATCGGCGCAGATCCAAACTCCCAACAACAATGGAGCCCTCATCAAAGTAGAGACGGGTGTTGTCCCCTGCTCGGAACCCACGACCAATGTGGTGGATACCAGCACCAAAGTAGATAGTGCTTCCGGTATCATCATCCATCAGGGACATCTTCAGGGTGCCCGTGCCAGCCGAGCTAAACTGAAGGGGCACAAGGTTCGCCACCAGAGATAGGGTGTGCTGATTGATGTAGACAGCCACCAACTCATGGTTGGCCTCAAGCGTCCCCTGACTGGTAGTCGGCAGGTCCCCCGTGCTGTTCAAGGCAACACGCTGGAACCCGCCACTAGGAATGCCGTGGTCCGTCACCGTGATGACGTTGTTGACCGTATCGACATTGGATACCGTAAGCTCTCTAGTCGTCCAGTCGATATACTCTGTCGGTAGTTGAGGCTTAGGTCTCTGCCCTATGATTGATAGTGTGTGCTTACGGTCCCCGTTGATCTCCACATACAAACTCGTATTTGGGACGACCTTCAGATACAGGGATCCGTGAGCGATCCGCTGGGTGTAACCAGCATTCTTAGGGTATACCGTGGCAGACGAGATATCCGTCCCGTCCGCCTTGGTGATGACTAGAGTCACATCCTCGTCTGCACCATACTTGATCCAAGAGTGCTCGATGGAGTCCCCCTGCTCCCAGCAGATGGTTGTCATGTCCATGTTCTCAGTGTGACCATAGACAAAGGACTCCTGGTTGTTGATCTTTGCGGTAAAGCGGGTGCTTCGCCACGACTCATCGCCGGGGCCAGCAGCATGAACTTCAACAACCATAGGGAGACTCCTGGATCAACTAGGATTAGAGCGTGATGAGCGCAGCGCAATCCGGACGAAGCACATCGTGGCCCGCGATGTAATCGCTGAGGACCAGATCACCCCGACGCTCGACCGAGTGCTCGGCATCCACGCCGATCTCCTTGAGACGGACGGTACCCATAGCATCCGGCACGAAGCAGGCACCAAGCAGGTTGGTCCAGTTCGTGAGGTAGCCAGCACCCGCAGAACCCCAAGGGTCGTTGCGGACACCAGTCTGCGAGGTGATCGCGCCACCATTCGTCTCGTCCGTAGCACCCTTGAAGGCGTTGGACATGACGATGTTGAAGCCCGCGACCGACATGATCTCGCGCTTGGTGGTGTCACCGGCACCGCTCGTGAAGTCCTTGTTCACCAGATCGGTGACGCTCGCCAGCTTGTGGTAAGCCGAGGGCTTCAGGACGCAGGTGCGACCCATCTTCGGGATGTTGTATTCGTCGAAAAGCTCGGCGATGTCGAAGATGCGGGTGGCGATGTTGTCACCAGTTTCCGAAGCGATGGTGGCCCGCTTGTCAGCGACCGGCATATCCGGCACACCAGTCGGGTTCACAGCCGCCGGGTCCGCGTAAGCTGAAGCCAGCAGGGTGCTCAGGATATTGCTATCCATCTGCTCTGCCAGAGCCGAACCGACTTCCGCCGTGTAAATCGACCGCTCGTCAAAGTAGTTCATCAGGCGGTCAATCTCCGGGACGAACACGCCCGAGACCACCGGACGATCGACGAAGATTTCGATCTCCTTGCCCGCAATGTTGGACAGGTAGGTGCTGGTCTGGCCATCATCCGTGCCGTAGACCGACTCACCAGCAACGTGGTAAGCCGTCGAAGCGACACCCGTGATCGGGAACGCAGCCGACTTGCCACCCGAGATCGTCTTCAGGCGGGTCAGACCCAGGAGCTTGTTCTCCCGGTGGAAAGCCGTCAGGACTTCACCAGCCCACAGCTTGTAAAAGAGTTCTTGCTTGTCCGAGCCAAGGTCATTGGCACCAGGACGGGTAATGGGACTCACAACCATTGTAAGTTTCCTCTATCAAAACGTGGATAAAAGCAGAAGGAGCTAAGGATTCCTACGCTTCTGCGGTTGCGGTCTGTTCTCAGCCAGAGTTGTCCTTGCGGGCTCTGGGGCAGACACCGCACCTGCTCGTAAGCTAGGTGCGCCAAGGGTTCCTTCTATACCCTTGGACTTGAATACGGTTAAATACGGGGAGCCCGAGCGGGCCGCTGGCTCATACGCCGCTGCTGCTCTTCCTTGGCTTCCCGGAGGCTTCCCTCGATGTTCTGGCGACCTTTGGCACGCTCATAAAGTTCATTCAGACCAGAAATGCCGGGCAGAAGGAGAGCACGGATACCCCGATTCTTCTTCTTCTCCCCACCCATCTGGCGGTAGACCTTACTAGGAACGGCACACATTACCACTTCACCTTGTCAGCCCAATAAGCAGCCGACATCTTGCCCTTGGCAATGTTTTTGGCGTGCCTTGCCTTGAACGATTTGTTCCGAGCGGAACCTTTGGGGGAACCTTTGACACCCTGCTGGCCAAACCGGATCAGCTTGACCTGATCGCCTGACTTAGCCAAGACAGCATGGGACTTCGTCTTGTGACCGGGGGTTCTCTTAGGCTTGTTGTAGCCTGAGAACTTCTCACCGCCTCGCTCGATAGCCACTACTTCCCCCTCTTCTTCGCAGTCTTCTTGGACTTACGGAATGCCTCTGCCGTCGGGGCACCCTTCGATCCAGGCTTGCGCATCTTCTCACCACTACCAGCAGCAATCCGCTTGCGCTTGGCATGAATATTAGCATAGAGACCTTTCTTCTTAGCGGCCATATCCCTTCTTCTTAGGCATGGCCTTCTTGGTGGTCTTCTTCTTGGGGAGAGCCCTCATGGGCATCTTCTTGGTCGGCTTCTTCTTGCCGTAAGATCGTTGGTTCTTTGCGGGCATATTATCCTCTGTTATGAGAGGGGGTCATCAGGGAACCAGCCGAGAGCCTCGGCCTGCTCATGGGTCAGCACGGTCGCGTCCGACGGCAGCAGGTTGCCGAACGTCACGCTGTCGTTTGAGGCGATGTAGTAGGTAAGCTGGCTTCGCTCCTCCTCGCTCAACTGCGGGAACAGCGACACCAGCGCGGTCACGTCGCGCTCGGGATGCACGGAGATGATCTGCTCGTGATCTCCAACCAGCGCCCACTGGCCTGCGTTGCTCGCGTTCTCGATCAGTGGCAGCGCGTAGATGCTGGTCTGCCCTGGCGGTTGCAGATGGCGCGGCAGGGTCAGGTTGAACAGTTCACGGCTGATCGCCTGCCCGCGCTCCTCGCTAGTCAGGCCGAGCCGAGGCACGACCGGCAGGTAGATCGTGTGGCTCATTAGTAGATCGAGAAGTAGGTGTTGATGTTCGACTCAATGCCGGTGCGGTTAGAGGACTGGTCTGCATCCCAAATGATAAACTCTTGCATACTGAAGAGCCCCAAATCCGTGTAGGCGCGATGACCTAAGGATACGTTCGGTGTTGAGACAGCATATGTGCTCAGGTCAGCGTCCGCCATTATCAGCAGTTGCCCTACATTATAGGTGTCGGTGTAAACATCACCTCGCGTCGTCGCGCTCCACGATGACCCATCCTTGTATAGCGTGACTCCGCCAGATCCTAGACCATTGAATGCGCTCGCTGTGGAGCCAGCCTGGGAATGCATAAATATCTGGGCGTTAGATTCGCCTTGCAGCAAGCTGTTCTTATGATTGACTGGGCCGTAATTAGTGATTACGCATCCGATCCAAGAGTTAGAAGACAGTCCCGAGCTAAAAGTAATATCGAGATGGTAATTCCCGAAAAAGTCCGAGCTTTCTCGTATGATTGGTTTGCCGTTTTCCGTGAATACCGCGCTGCCGTCGTATATCTCTGGCTGGCTGCTAGTCGTGCTTTGACTAGCATCTCTACCGTTGCCGCTCTGGTCATACCACGTATCAACGTAGCCGAGCGTGCCCGCGCCACCCGCGTCGCAGAACGTCTTGATCGCCGCCGTATCCAGATCGCCGTTCGAGTCAAACCCGATGTCCTGCGTGGTGTCGTCCGAGTCCCGGCGCACCTTCATGCAGTTGCCGGTATACCACTGCGAGAGCTGGCGGACGGAGTAGGCCGCAGCCGCGCCGCTGTAGGTGTCGAGAAGTAGCTGCGTCGTCAGCTTGTAGTAGGTTTCGATGTCCGACTCGATGTTGGTGCGGTTCGAAGTGTATTCATCGGAAGGCCACAGAATGTATTCTTGCAGATTGCCATTGAGGCGAGCCGAGCCGGCTGTTATACCCAGAATAGTATGCGTCGCCCCCGATGCTATGCCATTGGTCCCCGCATTGCCGGATGCGACCTGCGTCCCATCTATTGCAATCTTTGAGCCGGTCCCACTATACAAGGCAAATAGTTTGTTTTGGCCTGCGCCTTGGCTGTGCGATACAATAAGCCATGCGCCATTGTTGATGCCGACACTGCTTGACGATCCAAACAAAACAAAGGCTGATCCGCCAGCTTCGGCTAGATATGCAGTCCCGCCCGCAAACAAGTCGGTGACAACAGTGGATACGGATATAGGCTGAGCCACGGCTGCCGACAGAGTGCAAGACAAACCATCATCCGTTCCGTCCGACTTGATCGCTGGTCTACCGTTATCTGTGATGACTGACGAGCCGTCGTATATCTGAGGCTGTTTGGTCGTCACCGCCGCCGCCGCGTGGTTGCCGTTGCCGCTTTGGTCATACCATGTGACCACGTAACCGTTGGCGCTGCCGCAGTGGCTCGCAATCGCGGCGGTATCCAAGTCGCCGTTGCTGTCAAACCCGATGTCGGTCTCGGTGTTGCCGCTGTCCTCGCGGATACGCATTGCATCCCCCGTGTAAGCACCGCGTATTTTGCGCACGCTGTATGCCGCCTCGGCTCCGGGGTAATCTTCAAGCAGCAGATCGGTGGCAAACTGGTGCTCCATCTTGAGCGAGACCGGCAGCGTGCCTCGCGTGTTGGCGGTGCCGTCGGTGTCGCTCAGGCCTGCAAGCAGGGATGCCTTGGCGGTCGCGAACGGCGTGTCGTCCGCTGGCTGCGTCGTGTAAGCCGTCCAATCGCCTGATGTGTCAGGATCCGCGTCGAACTTGTCGGAGTAGTAGAGCCGTCGCTCGATGACCGCGCCCGCAGGCGTGCTCGTCGTGACCTCGCTCTCCGCGTAGCCGTCGCCGTCCGGTCGCGCCGTGTAGTAGATCTCCGTCGTCGTGGTCGCGCCGCTGCGCCGGGTTTCAGCTTGGGAACTGTAGTTCCCCCCGCCCCCACTGGTGGTTCCCCCCGAAGCTAACTTCTTGAAGGTGACTGCACCATCTGCAATCTTATCTTCAGTAACTGCATCATTAGCGATGTTGACCGTATCTACGGAATCTACTGGAAGCTCGTCGCTATCACCTGTCTGACGGGCAGTCCTGCCTGCCAGCGAAGTCAATCGGGCCTCCAGCCGCTGAAGCTCTTGGCGCGACACATTGGTTCGCTGGTTGTTTCTAGGCATGATTATTAAACCCCCGATATCTCTGGTCTAGCCGCTTTCTCTGATTAGATAGTAGGCCAGCAACCTCTTCCCTTTTCTAAGATGATGCTCCACAGTATGGGGCGAAATCCCCATCAACTTGCCGATCCCCTTGTAGTCATAACCTGCAAGGTGCCACTTGATCGCTGCCTGCTGGCATGGCGGTAGCCGGTCGATCGCATCCACCAATTGCTGGATACGCTCTTCTCGAACAAGCTGGTCTAGCACAGGTTCCGCTTCTGAGACTGGAGGGGCAGTGTCCTCCAGACTGTGCATCCGGTTGATGCGATACTTGACCTTGCGGGCCTCTGTTGCCCTGCCATGCTGCCTTCGGATCTCGTCAAGTATGACGGTCCAAGCCGAACGCTTCTGCCACGCCGCGATTTGCTCTAGGTGCTCAATCTCACCCGGCTCTAGCAGCGAAACAGCCGTTCGGTATATTCGGTCTACAGGTCTTTTGCCCATTCGCGAGCTACTAGCTGCGCAAAGGCTTTCTGAGCGTCTTCAGGAGCCGCTTCGACCATCTTCGCGCTGAATGCGTTGGAGGCGTTGCAGTAGTCCTCTTGCTCGGCTTCGGTGAGCGTTGGCCATAGATCCATGATGGCCTGCTCTACAGCCTGAGCCGCCTGCACGCCGTTAAAGGGCGGGGCCGCTCCAGCATCAACGAACGCCAGGAACTTCTCGGCCAGCTTGTCCATGTATGCGCGACGCATGGGCAGGCCGATCATCTCGAAGTAGGAGGACATGCACTGCGCGATCCGCAAACCCTTGCGGAACTCGTCGGCGTTTACAGGGGGAACCTTGTTCATAACTTCAACACCGCACGCCTGAGCAAACAAATGGTTCATCGGGTCTTCCTCGCTGCGACACGCGCTGCGCGCTCGGCCACAGAAGCAGAGGGACCGCGCCAGAGACGAACGCCCGCGACAGCCAGTCCGACCTCAAGCACCACCTTGCCTAACTGCAGCCACCACGGGTCACCAGTGTTGGTCAGGATGGCCTGCCGAAGCGCCTCGGCCTGCTCCATCGTGATAGCTTGGTTGGCCTCCAGTTGGTTGACAACGTCGGTGACGGCTTGGACCTGACCAGCATCGAGGATGCCGCAGCTAGTCAAAAGAGTTGCAGCCCCCAGCATGTAGAACCAGCGCATCACAGAAGTTCCTTGCTGACCGCGAGCCTATCGGCAACCTGCTTTTGGTATGCAGGATCAGATTGATAGCGGGGGTCATTCATGGCTTGCATCAGTTCATGGTAAGACTGGAAGGTAGACTTACTGGTGGACGCCACGTTCCCCTGGATAAGAGAAGCCTCTCGACCGTTCACCTGATCGTAGCGGGTCTTGATAAGTTGAGCAGCCATCTTTGCTGACTCCCCGCCTTGGACCAGCATCTCGTTCAGCGTGTTGACCTCACCTTCTGCAAGGTTGGTCCCCACCCAAGCAGCCATCTTCTCAAACTGCTCTTGGCCCCCAACGATGTCGTAGACAGCCTTGGACTCTCGATCTTGGGCCGACTGGAGACCAGAGATGTAGAGATCAACCATCTCCCGGCTGATGCCCATCTTCTCCAGCTTGTCATAGCTGTCATCCCCGAGTTGGCCACTATCTTCGTATTCCTTAGCAAACTGCTCCAGAGCATTGGGCTGACCATCATCAGACAGCTTGCTCTCCAGTTCACCGTAAGCCTTGGCAAGATCCTCAGGAGACTGGAACTTCTCTGGGAGCCACTCTGGACGCTCTGATTGGACCTCTGGTTGTTCCTGAGGTGCCTGCTCCTGACCCTCTTGCTGCGCGACAGCATCCCTAAGTTCTGAATCAGGGGTTGGAGCTTGGCTCACTGCACCTGAATCTTGAATCTGAACGGAATGTTGTTCACCCACTACTCGCCTCCATCACTAATTTGCTTGCCCATTTGCCGGATGGCCTCTGGGGTAGCAGCTTGAGTCAACGCAGCCTGCTGCTGCATCGCGTTCATCTGCTGGACTTCTTCTTCGGATCGGATCAAGCCACTTGACTGGATCCCCACTGCCGTAGCTCGGCGGGTCAGGTAGTCCCCAGCATTGAGATACTGCATGAGAGCCTGGGGGCCGAGCACTTGACCAGCACCTTGGACGAACGTGTCCAAGCGAATCAGGTCGTGCCCACGGCCCAGAGCCTCAAGGCCAGTCACAATGGTGGGGGTAGCCACACCCTCCAGCTTCTGGATATCGCCCCGACGCTCCATCTGGTGAAGCATCAGTCGGACGATCGGAAGTTGCTCTTCTTGGGCCAGCAGGCTGTAGGTGCCTGCCAAGACATCCTCCAGTTCCTGAGCCAAGAACCGGATCTCTTCTGCCGTCACGCGCTCACCAGAACGCTGGACAGACTGGTTGAGCAGGAAGCTAAACCCAAGGCTTCGGGTCAACTGCTCGATAGCTTGGAAGGCCACGCCCATATCGCCACCCTTGTCCACACGCAGAGGGGCGATGTCATCAGCCATTCCGCTGACAAACGACCCGTTCTCTGCACGATTCAGGTGGCTAATCTTGGTAGTGGCCGCAGGGTTGACCAAGAAGACTGTCCGAGCAGAAACCGCAGCGGCTTCCACCAGAGCCTTCCAGAGACCCTCTAGACTCGCAAGATCCCCAAGCAGGCTGGCAACGTAGCCGTAACCGTAGCTCTGTCCGCTGATCGGCTCCATGCGGAGGGGGATCCACGGAAGATGCTCTGGCTTGTAGCTGCCTTCGGTGCCGGGGATCACCTCCCCGCCGACCTCTTGGAAGACTCGATACTTCTTGTCCTCCAGAACAATGGCGGTGTAAATCTCTACGAACTCAGCATTCGGGTCGATGTTTGACGCAGAGTCCAAGACATCTTCAGGCAGCGCACGGGGGCTGATCTCCTCGCGGATGACCATAGCCAACACGTTGCCCGAGGGATCCCGCTTGATGACAAAGTCCCTCAGGTGGTAGACCTTGGCCTGACCCTCGCGGGGGATGTAGAGGATTGCGTTGCCCGCGACCAGCAGATGCTTCTTGGCTTCGTGCAGATACGGGCGGAGAGCACGACGCTCCATCTCAGCATCCAACGCCTTCTCGATGCCAGCCAAGGCAGCATCAACCTCGCTACGGGCTTGGCCCTCTCCCAACTGAGCCAACGCATCGGGGCTCAAGCGGAGCCGAATGAAGCTCTGGTTCGGTGGAAAGAGAGCCAGCAGCAGCTTGGAGGCCAGACTGTTGACACCCCGAGCACCCAAGCCCTGATATGGCGTAGGAAGCGTCTGGTTCGTGTGACCCTCAGGCGGCACAAGGCTCGGCAGGGTCAGTTTAGAGACATCCCGTGCCCTACGCAGAAAGGGCTCCCGATCAGCGGTGCAGTTGTGATAGTAGCCCGCAGCGGTCTGGCCGTCGATCATCATTGCGGGGCTCCTGCGGTCGTCGGACGCGGTGCTACGGGAATCCGCAGGCGGGACAGCGTATCACGACCCCCACTGTCACGGCGTGCCCGTGCGGGACGCAGCGCCTTGGCGAGAGGCAGCGGGGCCTCTGGCGGTGCCGCAGGGCGGCTAGGCGGACGGGGGGTCGGTGGGCTGCACATACTACCTCTTGCGTTGGTTTAGGGATTCCTGCCGCAGATATTGTAGGACCGAACGGCGTCCGATCTCATACCAATACTTCTCTGGAGGAACCCCCGGCTGCGGGATGTATTCCGGCAGCTTGCTGCTTAGGGCGTCGAGAAGATCGGGCGGAATGAACGGAAACTCGTCATCCTCATCCATATGACCAGCGTTATCTTTAGGCATCAGCCATATGCTCCCGCAGTTCCCGGAGGATTCTGTTGAAGACATGGGGGTCCGGCTCTCCCTGGCGCTCCCTGTAGAACTGCCATGTCTGGACATGACGGCAGTCAGAATCCACCAGTTCCATCACTTCCAGAACCTTCTCCAACATCTGTCGATCCTTAGACTTACGACCAGGACGCTTTGCCTGCTTCTCTTCAGTCATCGCTCCGAACCCATCCATTCTCAATGTCACGAAGAACCTCAGAAACCCGAACTCTTAGGTCTCCACGGGTGCCGTTATTCCCGATGTCATAAGTCAGGTTGTCCTTCAGGTAGATCCGGCCCCGACTGTCCCCATTAAAGCAAGTGCCGTTTCGACGCAAGTTCAGCACATATACCTGATCTCCGAAGTGTTCCTTGAGGACCATGGCCTCCTCTTGGAAACCGCTGTCGGGGATGATGAAGTTCTCAACCCCCTGATCTTTCATCTCTTGAATGCGCTCTGCCAGCAACTTCCCGAAGATGTCCTTTCCGAACAAAGGCTTACACAACTCTTCGGATACTGCGATGTAGACTTCGCGGGGAGATAGTCCCCTAAAGTAAGGGCTTGGTTCGTCCTTGCACCCATCAAAAGCCTCACACAGCGGAACCGTCCCAGAACCCTTTAGCATCCGCATAATCGCGTGTGCCGACATCTTGACTGGTTCAGCGAACCGCATGACGCGGGCATTATCCAGCATCACCAACAACATGTTGGCCGTGGTATCCTTGCCAGCTCGTGGGGGTCCATTCAGCAGAAATATCTTCACGCGGGGTTCCAAAGGGTAACGGTGTTCTTCTTTCGGTTCCAATCGGAATCTCGCAGGATACGAGCCATACGAGCATTTAGAAGGGCCTCTGACTCAGGAAGATCCGCCTTGGCATAGGCATCTACAACGGTCTGCCACGAGGCTCCCTCTTTCTCCAACAGTCTCTTTGCCTTGACCATACCCATGCCAGGGACGCCCTTGTAGTTATCAGTGCTGTCTCCTGCAATCGCCTGCGTCAAGAAAAAGAAGTCAGCCTCGTCTTGGCCAACCTTGACGACACCGTTCTCCTTCTTGTCAGGATTCCAGTGGTTGCCTGGGACGGACTTTAGGTCCTTGTCGATCGTGACGATGATACTCTCAGGATCGCGGGTCCCCAAGATGCCTAAGATATCATCGGCCTCCAGCCGGTCCCACCGAAGTGCACCCTGCTCAACAGTCCAGTCCCTGAGCGCACGGAAGATCAAAGGCTTGCGGCCCGTGCGGTTTGCCTTGTATGCCGGATGGAGATCGTGGCGAAACGTGGGACCGTTGCAGCTTACGCAAACCACCACATCTTTCCTAGAGATGCCCAACTCTGCTGCGATATCAGCAAGAGTGCAGTTGAAGTGACCCTGACCTTCCCGAAGATCAGCAGCGATAGACCAGAGGTCATCCCCCCAATCACAAATGGTCTCGGCATTCAGTGCAGCCCTGTATATGACTACATCCCCATCAACGTATGCTTTAACCATGGTATTCCTGGTGCTTGAGTGCCTTTAGTTGGGCAATCACTGCTTCCCTGTAGGGACCCGGCTTGATGCGTCGAGCTTGAAGGACCAACTGGCTCTGGGCCTTCTTGACATACAAGTAAGGAAGCAGAGCAAGTAAGCACCGCTCTGCCTTGTCCCCAGAGACAATCCACCGCCACACAGGTCGGCTGTGCTTGCTAGCCATCTTCCGAATACTTCCCCCCCAACGCAGGATATACTCCTCTAGGATCCACGGGAATACGCTGCTTATTTCAACACGAGGCGTGCCGGAAGAAAAGCGCACACACCCGTCTGCATCAAGATATCCAGCAAGATAATCATTAGTGGGTTTCTGCCCAATTCGCTCCGACACGAGCTTCTCCTGTGATTGGGCAACGGAGACTGAGGATGTCCCCAGCGTCTTCGATGGACTGGATTGCAAGTCTTGCTGTTTCATCTGCGATGCTCTCCCTAGCCTCTGTTTGCCACTCGTCGTGGACATGAGCAACCAAACACCAGTCATCTGGCATCTGGTGACCGGCACCCTCCATCAGATGCCGAAAGCGAACCGTAGCGGTCTTAGTAGCGATAGACCCCGCACTCTGAATCAAAGCATTCAGCGCACTGTGGGCAGAGCGCACGACGATCACACGACCATCTAGCCCCTCAAGTCTTTTGTGCTTTGCAGCTTTGACGCGGACGGCCTGAGACAGCCGCTCCAAAGCAGGAGTCTTGGCCATAAAGCGTCGGCGTAGTTCCTTGCCCACCTTACGCAACTTGGCATCGTTCTTCTCGTCAGGTTTAGCGATGGAACCGAGCTTGCCATCACCAGCCCCATACAGGAACGCATAGATGAAGGTCTTGGCCTGATCTCTCGTAGACAAGCCTGCGGTCTCTTGGTTCCGCGTGTGGATGTCGCCCTCCAGAATGATCTTGGCGTATTCACCATCATCCCAGCGGCTCATGTAGTGAGCCAAGAGTCTAAGCTCAAGGCCAGACACATCGCAGCCAACCAGACGAAACCCAGGGGCAACGTGGAAGAAGCTGCGGCACTCCTTACCATATGGTGCCCGCACACCGGGGACCTGGGCCATGTTGGGGCTGCTGTGGGTGAAGCGATAAGTGATGGTCCCCATGGTGTTGCAGCGACCGTGCATCCGCCCATCGTCCCCCACCATCTTCAGCCACGCACCACGACCCTCAGCAATCTGACTGAGCCGCTTGGTCACCAGCGAATACTCAACCAAAGGCTCGGCTTCAGGGAACTCCCGCCCAACTTCCAGCAAGATGGGCTCGTCCATCTTTGGCTGGCCCTTGTCTGTAAACTCCTTAGCCTCCCAGCCCATCTCTTGCAGACGCTCGATGATCTGCTTTTCACTGTTGGGGTTGAAGGGCTGCTCTTTCTCCCACTTAAACCTGATGCCCAACCACTCTAGGCTCTTGCGGACATCAGGGAACATCCAAGACATCGGATCATACCCATCGTTCTCCAAAAGCCGATCCATGCGAGCCTTTTGGTTCCCATAGGGTCCCAGCAGCTTTGCGGGCTTGGGGGGGAAGGTCTCCTGCAACTTTTCTAGTAGTTCGTCCCGCCGTTCTCCCAACGCAGCCGTCAGCTTCTGTGCGCCCTCTACATCAAACAAGAATCCGTGGCGCTCCTGCTGACAGATGATCTCTTGGAGGTGCAGTTCCATTTCTGCGGCCTTGTCACTGATGTCACAGGACATCAGGTGCTGCATGAGCTTCTTGGTCACCTCCACATCCTGGCGGCAGTAGGTGTCCATCTCTTCACTCCAAGCGTCCCATGCGCCCTGCTGGGAGCCGTAGTCGCCCTTCAGTTCTCCGATACGCTGACCCCACGCTTTTAGGCTGTTGCTGCCATACAGGTTCCGAGTTAGACCATTAGGAGATCGGGTATAGTCTACTTGCTTCAAGTGAGGGTAAGCAAGCCGCGCCAGCACCAAGGTATCCACAACCAGACCCAGTGGCTTCCAGTCTGGATACAACTTCTGGATCACTGGGATGTCGTAGCCGATGATGTTGTGACCAATCAAAACATCGGCGCTCTCCAGCATCCCCAGAGCATGGTCTATTGCATCTTGCCTTGGCCCGGTCGTTGTAGCCGCAGCATCAGGAATAGACATGCCGATCGTATGAATCTTAGTAACTTCATCTAGAAGCCCATCAGTTTCCAAATCAAAGTAGATCGCACTAGAATGAACACTCAGTTTCTTCAAGTTCATCAGAGACCTCTTGCATTAGACCAGAATCGACATCGTAACGCAGCTTACAAGCCAGACCCGTGCGGCCACTGAATCTGTTCTTGAGAACTACGACTTCGCTAGTATGGGGATCATCTCCCTGCTGGTCCCGCTGGATAGCAATGACCGCATCAGAAAGCTGACTGATAGCCTTAGATCCCCTTAGTTGGTTGAGTTTGGGTCGCCCACCTTCTTCGTGAGCCCTCTCTCCCTGATTGGGGCTCCGAAGGTGACTGATGAGCACCATGCCCACGCCGGTCTGCTCACAGATCGAACGAAGCTCCGTCATCACGTTGTCAATCAGACGACGCTCATCCCCATCGCCCCAGCCCGAGACCAAGATGCTCAGGTGGTCTATGAAGACGAAGTCCACGCCTTCCGCCACCCGCATATACTTCACTCGCTGGGTCAGCCCCTCGGCATCCATGGAGCCGAAGTGGTTAAAGATGACAACCTGCTCGTCAAAGACTTCTCGCCACGTAGACTCTAGGAGTTCATCCGTCACACCTTCTCGGCTCAGGTGCAGCGGCCTGCCCAACTCGGCGCTGACCAGACGCTCTGCCGTTCGAGCTAGGCTCTCCTCCAAGCTGATGTAGCCGATGCGGATGCCCTTCTTGACCAAACTGTGCGCGATCAGACCGGCCACACTGGACTTGCCCACCCCGGTCCCCGCAGTCAGCGTGACCAGTTCCTTACGGCGCATCCCATGCAGCATGTGAGTTAGCCCCTCCCAGGGATACTCCACACCCGGATCTGGTTTCTTCAGGAGAGCCTCTAGAATCTCCTCGCTGCCCACGATGCCGTCGGGGCGCTTCATGCTGGCAGACCAGAAGAGTTCTTGCAGCGCGGCAGACTCTCCGTTCTGCACGGCCTCACAGATATCCTTGCAGCCGACGGGCAACTGCATGACCTTGACCTTGCCGGGGGTCAGCAGGTTGCAGACATCATCTACAGCCGAACGACCCGCCTCGTCGTTGTCAAAGCACAGGACTACTTCCTCGAAGGACTCAACGAAGTCCAAGCACTTGGCTATCGCCTTGCGGGCTGCTGGGGCTCCGTTGGGAACTGAGACTGCTGGCCAGCGGTTCTGCTGGCTCGGCAGACTTTGCCATGCCAGTAGGTCCGTCTCTCCCTCGGTAATCAGCAGACGCTTGCCTCCAGGCTTGAAGCGATGCATGGGCCACAGGCGCATCTGCTTCGCGTCCCCCAAGATGGTGAACCGCTTGTCCGCTGTCTTGACCTTCTGGGCAACGACCTCACCCTTGTCGTTGCAATACTCAGCAACCTGAACGGCCTGTCCGTTCCAGTGGGCTGTCCCATACCCGTTGCTACGAGCTACATCTAGACTGATCTTCCTCTTGGGGATCGCACTGTAAGTAACTGCAAGTAATCCCGGTGCTGCCTTCTTCTCTGGCTTTGCTTCCGCAGGTTCCTCAGAATTGGGGAAGTGCGTGTTGCAACTAAAGCAGTAAGCGTGTCCGTCATCGTAGACCGCACAGGCATCACTGCTTTGGCAGGCAATGCAGGGACCCTTATGGAGCAGTTGGGATTCGCTCATTGAAGAAACTTGGCCCAACGTGTCTTAGGTTCCATCGGCTGATCCACACGGCGACCACCCCGTGATGGGCCATTCCAATCACCCCCTGGGCTTATACACTCCGCAACCCAACCAGCTGCTCGAAGACTCGCCCCACCTTCAGATTCCAGTGTGTAGGTTTGGATCTTCAGATAGCCCAACGCCTTCCCTGCCCGAGCGCACGCAGCATATAGGGTGCTACAGGCATTCTTTGTTCCGTCAGTGCATAGACGGGTTACTTCGAGGGTGTTCCTTTGATCGCATTTTCTAGCCACGGGTCGCCCCACAATAGCAACACCGACTAGGGTGTTCTCCTGCGACACGCCTACGCTAAAGCGGTGGCCAACCACGGGCTTGTGATGGCGGTGCAAGCGACCAACGAACTCATTTGCTTCTTTGAGTTCAACATGCACTAACTGGAGGCCCATGACGCTAGTTGTGGAGAGCTTCGATGATGACTTGGATCTCCCCAGGCTCTCCGGGGTCGTTCCAAGACTTAGTGGCTTCTAGTTCGACTACTTGAGTGTCATCAGTCCAGGCGTATCCATTAAGTGCGTCCAAAACAGACTTGCAGTAGTTATCTATATCCGGCATCGGATAACCCAGCTTTGTCTGCTTTGGACGCTGAACCAGAAGAGCCACCTTGACCAACAGCGGCCCCTCTAGTTTTCGGTGTAACCCGGCGTCAAAAAGACAACCGGGCAGAACAGTTGCGACTTCCCGCTTAAACTTGTTGTAGGTTCTCGGATAGTAAATCCGCCCCGCACGGGTCATCCGTGGACGGGGGCACGGCACCGGATTCACTGGAAGACGCAACTCAATCATCAGAAGTCAGACCCCGACGATTCATCGGTGAAGCCGTTTGACTCCCCAGTGAAACCGAAGGTATCTGCGGTGGACCCCTGGCCACCCTCAACCAGCTTGTGCAGTTGCACCCCCTCCAGCCACAGGGTCATCCCGATCTTGCTGGGGTTGCGCCACAGTTTGCAGCGGCCAGCGATCTTGACCTGAGAACCCACGCCGATGTTGGGAACCTCGCGGATCAACTGGTTTGACGTATCGAAGACCTTGGGGCGCTGGTCAAAATACGTTCCATCACGCTTCTTGACTCGGGCCTTGAGCTTGAAGCGGAACCCCAGACGACCTGTGGGCTCATCGTCATCATCCACTTCCTCAAAGCAGGGAAGCAGGTCGGGATCCACCTTCAGCGACTTCTTGCCGCTCTCCTTCAGAGCTTCGGCGTAGAACTCTTCCCAGATGTCGGCCAACGTCTTCTCGAAAGCCTTGGCGTCCTCTCCCTCCAGATAGAGACGAGCCTTGTAGTCCCCCAGATCGTTGGGGTCCGTGTCATCAGCAAACTTTGAGTCCGGCTCGTGAATGGCCGAAGGGAACCCGAGAACCCCTACAGGGGACGTAAACCGCGGTTGGCTTTGCATATTAGCTAAAGAAGTATGGTGACTTCAGAACCATAGAAACATCCAGGTCTCCGTATCCCGGGAGATCAGGAAGCACAGCATCGTAAGGCAGTTGCCTCACCAACTCTGTCCGCAAATTAGCAAGGACATCGCTGGAGAACAACTCATAAAAGGACTTTCTAGTTGCTTCAGCCAATGCAGGGCTATCAGCAGCAACAGACGCAAACGAGTCGTGGTTACATGACACGTTCTGGACCCCCAGATCCTTCGCTAAGACCATAGTCCTCATCATGGCCGCAGCGTCCAAGCTGTGGACAAAGTTGGGAGCGAATGCGGAGCGCATCTTTCTGCGGTCTACTTTGCCTGTAGAAGACCTCAGGCCGACCTGTCGAAACTTCTCTCCAATACGGGTGCGGACACAGTAGCTGCTGTAGTCGCTATACCACTGTTTGATGGGCATCCCCAAGGGGTTCGTCCACAAGATGGGCAAGCTCCGGTCGGCAAAGAGAGAAGCGACTTGGCTAAACCAGTCTTGACCCCTAGTCGTGGAAGAGATGATGGAAGACATGGAGTCCCACAGAGCCTGTGTGAGAAACCAAAAGGGTTTCTCATCCTCGTTCTCCTTGCGGGGGATCAGTCTGCCGGTCTCCTGCTGCTTCTCCTCTGCCCACTCTTGGACGTAGTTGCGGGCACTGTGGCGGGTCGCGTTGTAGACCCGAGTCATCACAGGTCTCTTGCAGCACTTCCGATCAATGCCGAACTCAAGCCATGCCTTGGCCATCCGGGCGTTGGGGGAGTCAGACTTGGAGACGGCCAGCAACTTGTTCTCTAGCTCGTTAGCGACCAGCCCGTAGAGATCCTGCGGTTTCTCTGACGGTATGACGTTAGTAGCTTTCGCTCCGGCGGTGTCTCTAAGCAGTAGAGAGTAAATCTGGATCCCTGACTGCGTAGCGTCCTGCTGGATCGGGAGGGTGGACACATGCAGGGGGTTGTCTAGGATGGCTACATGGTCGATAGCCCAGGCCAAGAACTGCCATGGAGACGAGGCTCCCTCCCATTCCCGACAGTCCAGAGGATCCTGAGCGATCCTGCGGAGCCATGCCTCATGGTCTTGGACCCAAGTGACCCGATCATCGAAGGTCATCTTGTCCATGCCCCACATGTTGGCCCCATGGACCGCGTGGGCTCTCTTGGCCGACACGGATTCCACCGGGGCACCCGAGGCGAACGTCAGGAGAGCCTTGACGTAGTCGGACCCCTGGGGACTCAGGTAGTAAGTGACCGGGTAAGCCCGTCCCCGCCAGTCAAGCTGGTGACAGAACCAGAACTTCCGGTCCAAGAACTGCTGGCAGACCCAGTGGAGCCTGCGGCACGCCAGCCTCTCAGAGCCCCGACGGTGGTTGGTGTCGTGGATCGCCCGAGCTTTCTTCCGCCACTCCTTGCGGGCCTCCTCATCCGTAGCGATGTTGGCCGGTCGAGGGGGGACCGTGAGATCCTCACGGATCGGAAGACCCCTAGCAGGCAAGGATTCCGTCCAGAGGTAGTCAAACATCTCGTAGATCGGGATGT